TTTTGAGTATTAATAACTTATTTAATAATCGTCTCGTTTTAACGGGACACTAGTGCTTTTGGATATTATTTATTATCTTTGCACCAACAAAAGATAATAATGCAATGCATGATTCGGGCAGGCTTCGTGCAAGGCAATATATAACGATATACAGCTGTAATGGCTCGTGCTGAAGGACTGCCCTCTGGATGCACGAGCCGTTTTTTGTTAGAGAATGATTACAATAGAACAACTTAATGACTACGTTCAGAAGGTTCAAGAGTCAACAGGCTATTGGATGGTACGTACTATGGGCGGAGATTACTACGAGGAATTCGACAAGGAAGGATTCGTTGCCATTGGATATAACGAAATAACACGTCATGAGATAAACAAGCTGGATGCTGATTGGAATAAAGCAAATGTGCAACTTAGAGAAAAGGTTAAAAAACTCTTTCCTGATGTACCTCGTCCTGGGCATATAGCTTCGCAGTTGCTGAGATTTTGCCGTTCTATAAAACCAGGAGACCTAATCCTTGTGCCAAGCCATTCGTCATATAGAGTGAGTATATGCCGAGTTACTGGCTCCGTGTATGACGAAGCCAATGTAAAAGACGGAAATGGAAAATGCCCTTTCATCAAGCGTTTGCCGATAGAAGTAGTAAAACACACTACTCGACTAGACCTTCCTCCTAAAGCTCAACTTATGTTTAATTCCCGCCACCCGATATCAGACATTTCAGGCTACGCACCATATCTTGACAATGCAATATCTGATTTCTATAGCAAGAGTGATGAATTCCATTTAGTTCTAAAGATAAATACCACAGAGGATGTTTCTACCTACTCTTTTTATACTCTAGATAAGATATTCGGTATCATTGATGGCTTTTGCGGGGAACAAAATATAGCGAACCAAAAGAACGATGTTATCCTAAAGGTTCAGATGGAATCTCCGGGTAATCTCCATTTTATCTCAAGCAACAAAATAAAAATAGCCATTGTAGCATTAATAATACTGGCTATCAATGGAGGCGGCTTTAAACTTGATTACGGAGATATGCATATCGATTTATCTACCAATGGGTTCATAAAAAACCTCAGTGAGTACCTTGACCGAAAAACGGATAGGGAAACTAAAGAATCGATTAAAAACGCCTTAGACTCTTTGGAAATTAATACTCCCAAGGCATTCCAAGATGCAGCCGTAGAACTGTACAAGGCTCAAAATAATGCCCGCAATAAATACTAAGCAGGATAATAATAATAAGGAATAAGAAGAGAAGCTGCTATAATCCCAAGGATAATAGCGGCTTTTTTTTGCACGCTTGTTGTGTAACCGCAAGTTAGGACAAACAACATATTAAGTACGCTCGACGTGATAAAATATATCAGGTAAAACGTACAGCCAAATGCCAATATGTTTCTGAAGATGTCCATATATACAGTTTTATTTTCGCTGCAAAATTAGTGATTTTTGCTGAATTGGCAATGATTTAGTATGTTAAATTATTGCCTAATTCCATTTTTTCAAGCCTAAAACGTTAAATTTTAGTTAATATTTGCGCATTTTCAGTTATCAGAAATTAGCGTGTTCTAATCTTTATAACAAACTTTATAGCAAAGTTTATAGTTAAAATTGCAATAAAACTTGCCAATCTCAGAAAAAAGATGTATTTTTGCACCGTGTTAATGATTAACACGGTGCAAATACAACTTTTAAAATACGACAATTATGAGCAATACAACTACCATTTATACGATTTGCCAACCAGACGGTAGCTCTGTTGTTGCCGTCCAAGAAGACAACAGAGACAGAATCGCCATTGCTGGCACTGTCAATAAAGCTATGTTCTTTAACATAAGCACAGCAGACAGACTCAAGGAGCTGATGACTCGTGCCATTAACAATCGTACACGAGAGCGTAACTATTTCAAGCTCTATTGCGATATGCTCGATGGCAGTATCACAGAAGAGGAATTCGATAAGGAGATTGAGGAGAATGAGGACAGATATGTCATCAAACAAAACCAGGATGCTTCCGTAGAAGATATGGAGGTGGCCCTTGAGGTTAGTCCCTTACTTATGGATGTGAAATCTCCCGATGATATGGCTGAAGTTTTCTCGTTTAGTGAAAAATCAATGCAAAAATGTATTCAATAATGAATATCTATATAAACGAGGGCGAAACCGTAGAAGGAATCAAGGCAGACATCATAGCTAGAAGAGCAGAATGGAAGGGACTCAAGCAGGAACCCATAACCGGAAAACTGATGATGCTCTATGAGCTAGACAGAAATTGCTCTGTAGAAATCACGGAAGCTTTAGAGCTGGACGATGAAGGGAAAATGTTGCGCAAGCAGCTGGGCATACATGGAGAAGTGGGGTCCAAGATACAAGGAGATGCCATCAGGCTATGGGTAGATGCCAAGCGAAACATTCTCAGGTTTACAACCAAGGAAGGTGTATCGGGTAGGCATGGTGCAAACCTGGTAAATACCAACAGAAGAACTGTGGGCAAGATTAAATATTCCTTTGACAATTATAAACGACTTTTCAATCACTCGGCACAGGTCGGGTCAAACATTAAAGGACAAATAAAATGAAAATAGATATTCTTACATTGTGCGACTTTGCGAAAGATTACGCTGGAAAGCTGACTATTATAGGTATATTTGATCATTATACCGTTAAAAAGGGTCCGCTGCCTAAGAGTACGTTCTATCTGGTAGCGAAAGTAATACTGAATAGCGAAGAAAACAAGCAGGAGAAAGAATTTACCACCAAGGTGATTGATATGTCAACGGAGAAACCTCTATTCGGACTCAGCGGCAAGATAAATCCTACTCCTTCAGATGAACGCTCTTCCAGCAATTTTATCTTCGAGTTTTCGGATTTCCAGTTTCCTTCAGAAGGCGACTATAAGTTTTCGTTCAAGATTGGAGACATAGAAAACTCTGTTTTTCTGAAAGTTCATTTCCAAGAATAACCATAGCCCTCGGTGCTCCACGCATCGGGGGCTTTTTCGTGCCCAAATGTTAAAGTTTAGTTAATATAGCAAAAAAGCTACCTAAATATTTGGTAATTTGTAGCTTTTTTGCTACCTTTGCAGTGTCAAAATGACAAAGAGTTCATTGATTTTATGAAAACAAAAGATTTGATTATGAGACTGAGAGATGCGGGATGCGTCCTGTCTCGACATGGTGGAAATCACGACAAGTGGACAAATCCTAAAACGGGTGTGTCGCAGTTCGTACCAAGACATAGTGGAGAGGTTCCTACGGGACTTGCCAATAAAATCTTGAGAGACTTGGTTGGGGTTTAGCCCCAACCTTCCACCTTCAAATCCTTTTGTATTTTATGAGGAATATGGACTCTTTTTTATAAGGTAACTATAAAAATATTATATTAATATGAAGGTACAGATTATAGTGGAGCAGGCATCTGATGGCAAGTTTTGGTGCTATACAGAGCAGAGCATCGGAGATGTTGGTCTGAGTGCCATGGGTGACTCTGTGGCAGCAGCAAAAGCTGACTTGATGGAGTGCTACGAGGAAGCAAGGCAGGATGCTGAGGAGAACGGCAAGACGTTTCCTGAGGTGGAGTTTGAATATAAGTACGACCTTCAGTCGTTCTTCAATTACTTCTCGTTCCTCAATGTCTCGGACATCGCAAAGAGAGCGGGCATCAACCCATCGCTCATGCGGCAATATAGCAGCGGGGTCAAAAAAGCTGGAGAGAAGACATACCAGCGACTCAACGCTTGTATGAGCAATATTAGAGCGGATTTACAAGCAGCCGTCTTCTGATGGTTGTGTTTTCATAAAGTAATTAAATGAACTCTTGAGCCCCTGGTGCGAGATGCATCGGGGGCTTTTTCTTTCCGTTTTCATTCCTTTTCATTCCTTTTCGTTCCTCAACTTCTTGTTTTTATGCTCTAAAACATAAAAAAGTCATTTATTTCAAAATTTCTCGCTTTTTTTTTGGCGGTTCCGGATTTTCTTCTTACCTTTGCCAACGGTTACAAGATGATAGTAGTCTATCCGGCAGGGCGACCGTTTCGCCTATGGCTTCTCAGCCGCAGGCTTTTTTTATGCCCAAGAGTATCATTTTCCCGGCAACGGGAAAAAGGTGTACCGATATGGCGGCTGCATGAACCGTAAGATTTGATTTGTCCTCTCGGATAAGCCATCATCTTGTAACCAACGGGGAATGCAGCCGCCACCCTTTTCTCACGAAATCAAGTTGGCTGCTAATGGTTACAAGATGATGCAATATGCAGAATTCTATTTTATTAAATGATGCGCAGGTGAGACCTGTAGGCATCAACGTGAACGAGGGCATCCATACCCTCAAGTGTGCAATCAAGCGTGAGGCTAAGCGCCTCATGGCTACCAAGAGCGAGACCTTCAGCTACCTCTGCGAGGAGAAGGTTACGTATGGCGAGGTAGCAATGACCATGGTTGGCATAGTCAGCTTCGTGTGCGTGATGATAGTTGGTGGTTATCTTTTCGGAGGGGAGGTGATGTAGTTATGGAAGAGATGAATAAAAAGACTCAGGACGTAGCGGTTAGTGCATCACCATGGCAAGATATTGCCCAGGTTGAGGGCAATAAAGTGCCATCACCGGATAAAATTGAGAGCGTCGGCACGCAGGTTGGACAAGAGACAAGAAAGGAGGAATGAGCGATGAAGAACAATAAGAAAGTTACTCATGCTGAGAAAATAGGCGTGGGTACAGATTCTGAGATTCCGGAGAATTTCAGACCACTGGAATTCATACAGAAGGTGACTAAACTGCTGGGCGAATGGGCTCAGCAGGATAAGGAAAGAGGTTTTGTCCTGATAGCAACGAGTGAGTGTTATGATGGTGATGGTTGCGGCCTGGCATCAGGCTGCGATGGCAACGATGAAGTGCTCGCCAAAATGATGTGTGGAGCCTTGGAGCACGACAAGAACCTACAGAAAATCGTGATTGATGCCTGCAGATTAAGGGAGTAAGCCAATCATTAACAAAATAAAGATTTGTCATGAACACGAATATAACAACCAACCTGCACATGACAGCAGACGTCTGGAATGCGCTAGTAGATATGATGAACGTTGGCCAGCTGGACAACTTCATCGAGACTCTTGAGTTTGCTCAAGACAAGTTTATCTCAAACGAGGTAATAACCAATGCCGTGGATGATTTCGGCGGTGCCGGACAGGTTCTCCTGATGCTCAATGCATTCAAGCGTATGGAGAATCTCTTCAAGACCATCAACCAGGCACTGAAGGCGAAAGGAGGTGTGGCATAATGGGAGAACGCAAACGTATCGTGGGATTCTCGCCAAACGGCAATTCCCCGGAGCCATCCGTAGAGGAGAAGGAGACCAAGCCGGACTATACCCGCATGGCTCTGGACCAGTATCTGGCAGACTACAAGCCGTACAATCCGGAAGAAGATGATGTACATTGTGACTACAAAACCTCGAAGGAGATACAGAACGACCTCAGGGATATGGTTATCGCTCCCGTCTCCACCATCACCGAATATATGGTGGAGCGAGGTTTCAAGATGGTTAAGATAGAAGGCGGAACGCTCGCCTGGCATCTGCAGTACGTCCATCCCTTCTAGAAAAAATCAAGCTTTTGCATTAATAATTAAATACTGGTAAGGCTAAGCGTAGCCTGCGCTTCGTAAATTGTTTTAAGTTAATAAGCAGTACCCGGTCACCGTGAGGTGGCTGGGTATTTTTATATTCACCCTCCCTATCCTATCTTTGCACAAGTTTAATGAAACAAAGATATGATTACAGTTATCCATCAACCCATCTCGCCGGTATTTACCAGCGCCCTCGACACCTTCTCGTTCAAGATAGGCGGCGAGAATGCCACCGTCACCATCTCGTGCGACGGTGAAGAACTGCTCAGCGAGACCTACTACCCTGTATCGGGCAACATCACCATCTACGACCTCGGTACCCTCATAGCCGATGCAGCCAGAAGAACCGTGGCTGCCACCTGCAAGATCAGCATCACGGAACATACGGGAGACAAGAATGTAGATACCTGGAGCAAGGAGTTCAGCGTATATTATGCCACCGTTGACGTGAACATGAGCTGCCAGGCATTCCTGGATACATTCTTCCTCACCCTGCTCGACGGCACCAAGCTTACACAGCTAGGCCATCGGGAATACCTGCATGCAGCCGGCGAAGAGAGTACCACGCCGGAGGTGGTTGCCAGCTACTACAACAGGGAGTCGGGCAGCATAAGCACCGCAACCATCGATGCATCTGCCACCCCTACCCATACCGTGAACGGCATCACCACCTTTGATGTTTCGCCCGACAGATACTACGATGAAGCCAAGGGCAGCCTCTTCGCCTACACCGTGACCGTGGGCAGGCGAGTGCAGGAGTACCAGATAGACCATACCCGGGCAGTGGCAGACCCGGTGCTGCTCTTTACCAACTCGTTCGGATGCCAGGAGATATTCTACTGTCTGGGCAGAAAGAAGATAGCCCCTACCTTCGAGCGCAAGCAGGCGGTAATCTCCGGCAGGAAAATCAACTATGCCGTGAAGGAGACCCGCTCCTTCGAGGGCGACACCGGCATCATTCCGCCATCCATGGCACACTTTGCCGAAGACCTGCTCAGAAGCGATGAGATCTATCTTTTCAGGGATTATACCAAGGACAAGGAAATCACCTTCACCGACTCGAAGAGCGAACGGACCAACGAGGAAGACGACATGGCAGAGTTCACCTTTACGTATCAGTATGCCCAGAGAGTGCAGAACGTGATCTTCAGGGATGTGGAGAACACGGGAGGCAGAATCTTTGATGACTCATTCGATGATACGTTCAACTAGAAGTTTCACCCTTATAATTTTGTCGCAGATATGAAAGAAAAGACACCCAGAGCCATTCACATCAATGAACTGAGGCGTGCGCTGGATATTTCCCGCATCGACCGCACGCCCGTGGACCTGGACTGCTGGAAGGCAGCTGACGGCTCCATCATCCAATACCGGGGCTGGCTGGTGAAGAGCAGTTCCTGGCAGCAGGGAACCCACAACCTCTACAATCCGGTGAATCACCAGATACGCAAGGTGAGGGATATCTTCATCTTCAGATACAATGACCATCCAATATACTTATAATAATTATGGCAAGCAACAACAACAGCAACAACATAGACATCACCTATGCCACCATGGGCGAGGTGATGGATTATCAGACATCATCGCCCACGAGCGGTTTCACGGAGTCGTCCACCGTCTTCGATGATGATGATACCACGCCTCTCGTCAGCGTGGAAGTCGGGGGAAAGGAATATACCTATGTACCCTTCGGCTACGAGAACCAGCTGCCCTACGAACTGATCAGCAATATTGGCAGGAGCAGCGTGATGGCTCAGAACAAACTCTTCAACGTGCTCACCTGCTACGGCATGGGCTTCCAGTATAACGACATCGAGACCAAGCTGCCTACGAAGGACAGGGAGGTGAACCTGTTCCGGATGCACAACTCGATGAGCCGCTTCTTCCTGGAACAGATTACCGACATGAAGTATTTCTTCTTCTGCGTATCTGCCATCGTGCTCAACAAGAAGGGCGACAAGATTGTGGCGGTAAGACACAAGGAGGCGTGCTACTGCCGGTTTACCAAGAGCGTGAACGGACGCTCGGAATATGTGCTCTATGCCAACTGGAGAAATGCCACTGTGCCAGCCAACATAGAGGTGCTGCCGCTGCTCGACGAGCTGGATCCGCTGGGCGACCTGCAGAAGCGCATGGGGCTGGACGGCCAGAACGGCAAGGTGAAGGCAAGACAGTCGGGGCAACCGGGATGCAAGGACAGGGTCTTCGCCATCGTTACCCGCTTCCCTACCCCGGGCTGCCAGTACTATCCCGTGCCCTACTACTCCGCCATCTTCAGGGACAGATGGTATGACATCTCCCGTCTCATCGCCATCGGCAAGATGGCGAAGCTGAAGAACCACGCCACCATCCCCTACCTGGTAGAGATACACAACGACTACTGGCGCGGCATCTTCAAGGAGGAGCACATCACCAGTACGGAGGAACAGAAGAAGCGCAAGCTTGCCGAAAAGGAGAAGATACGCGACTTCATCTCGGGCATAGAGAACAGCGGCAAGCTCTGGATAGCGGGCTACTACACCACGCCCGACGGCAAGGAGGTGAAGATGGTGCGCATCACCCGCATCGATACCTCGAAGGACGGAGGCGACTACAGTGATGATATCGCCGAGAGCAACAACATGCAGTGCTATGCCGACAACATCCACCCCAACCTGGTGGGCGCCACCCCCGGCAAGAGCCAGAGCAACAATTCGGGTTCCGACAAGCGCGAGCTCTTCACGCTGAAGCAGAGCATAGAGAAGGCATTCCACGACCTGATGGAGACGGTTCACTGGGTGATCATCTACTTCAACCACTGGGAGGAGAAGGTTTATCCGGATGTGCCGCTCATCATGCTCACCACCCTTGATGAGAACAAGGATGCCAAGAAAGTGTCTAACAATCCAAATTCAAAGACAGATGATTAATATTACCGCAGAACAGTTTGAGCAGCTCCTTCCATTCGTGGGAGCTGCCACGGAAGACGTCTTCACGAAGATGCAGCCTGCGCTGGAGAACGTATATTTCGACCTGGTGGCTACGGTTATCGGTTCAGACTTCGAGGATGCCGCCTGTGCAGAAGGCAGCGCCTTACTGGGCAATATCCGCTCATACGTCATCCTGAAGGCATTCATCCTGCGTCTCCGTTCCAACGATCTCATCATGACCGACAACGGTTTCGGTATCGTTTCCAACGAAAACATATCGCCAGCATCCCAAGCCAGGGTGGATGCCCTGCTCAGGGAGCTGACCTACAAGCAGGACCTGCAGCTGCATGGCGTGCTGAACCGCCTGCGCACGGTGGAAGGCTGGAGCGAGACGGTGCAGGCGTGCAACAACATCGCCTCTTTCTTCTGGTCGCCATTGACGCTGAGGGCTTACTCGAGTGTACGGGGTTTCGTCACCTTCGACGACCTGGCAGCACACCGGAACGAAATAGGAATGGCAGAACTGGTGCTGCGCAAGCAGTTCTCCGACTCACTCATCGAGCAGCTGCTTGAGGAAGAGCGCAAGGCACAATATGAGCCATTCCATCGGCACGCCATCGTGAAAATGTGCCATTTCATCGGTGCTCACATTTCTACAAAAGAGACTCCTGCCGACCCTCGATACAAGGATCTTGCCTATGCTGCAGCAGCCAACTTCATAGAGGAGAACCTCGATAAATTTCCAAAATACAAGGATTCACCGGCCTACAAGGCCAATCACATGCAAGCGTATGAGAACAAAGCTGACGACCCGACCTTCTTCTTTGCAGGATGACGGAACACTGAACCTTCACGTTCCCCACTCCTGGAGTGAACTGACACAGGACCAGCTGCGCTATGTGCTCATCCTGCTCACCCAGGGATGGGAGGAGTGGCACGTAAGAACCTACCTTTTCGCCCGGTTTGCCGGCATCAGGGTGCTCAACGAGAAGAAGGACGGCTGGCTCTGCGAAGCCAAGACGGAGAAGGGCGGAAAGGTGAGATTCTTCCTGGAGCTGTGGCAGGTGCAGAGCTTCTGCGAGGCATTCGACTTCGTGTTTGAAGATACCGGGGCTGAAAACAGGCTCGATTCCATCGGACTCTACAAGGCGGCAGACCTGGAGCTCTACGACTATCCGTTTGAGTATTACATCTGTGCGGACAACTACTTCCAGCAGTATCTGCAGTCGGACAAGACGAGCGATGAGCCGCTGAAGGAACTGGCACGATATCTCTATCTGGACAATGAGGGCAACCAGGTAGCGCACATCAAGTGCTCTACCTATGAGCTGATGGGTGTGTTCCTCTGGTTTATGTGGATAAAGCACAACTTTTCCACAAAGTTTCCCCATCTCTTCAAGCCTGCAGCTGAAGGAGGCGAAGGAGAAACTGACATGGAGGCATCGATGAATGCGCAGATCCGGGCACTCACGGGCGGGGATATCACCAAGGAGGAGACAATCAGAAAAGCCAATGTGTGGCGAGCACTCACCGAACTGGATGCCAAGGCACGCGAGGCAGAGGAGTTAAACAAGAAACTGAATAAATCATGATCAAGACAGAAATCAATACCCCATCGGTACAGGTGGGCTTCGATGCATTCTCTTACTTCAGAGACCTGGCAAAGCGCAACAAGCTATGCTGCGAGCTGGGTTTCATTCCTACCACATGCTCTACACCACAGGCTTTCGAGGGAATGCTGGCCAATATGTCGAAGGGCAGGAACTTCATCGTCATAGATGACACCAACGACGGCAACGTGGCCATCAACGGCGACGGCAGTTTCCGCAAGGTTGTCACCTATACGGTGTGGATCCTGATGCGATACAAGTTCAACGACATGAACGACCGCCAGGAGAAGCTGAACACCTGCAGAAAGATCTTCCGGCAGTTTCTGAGCCGTATCATCATCGACAAGATGAAGTGGGAAAGCGACTTTACCTATCTGCTGAGCGACCAGGTGGACAACCGGGAGATAGGTGCATATTTCATCAACGGACTCACTGGCGTGGAATTCCACATCGACGTGAGCGAGCCATTAGACCTGGTATATGACAATGAGGAATGGAACGAATAACATCAAGACTCCCGTATCTCAGGAAGACATCCATGCCTACGAGCGTGGATGGGCAGAGGAGATGGTGAAGATCTGGAAGGAGAAGATCATGCACTACCGCATCCGCCATACGGGTGCTCTCTTCAACAGCGTGCAGGCTACTTCGTTTGGCGGATCATCAAGAGTCATCGCCCACAAGTTCCTGCTCTATGGTCTGTATCAGGAGGCAGGAACGGGCAACGGTTATTACCATGGCAATCCTGGAGATCTCCCGTTCCTGGATCCGAAATACCGTGCGCAGCATCATCTGGGCGAACCGAGACAGAGGCGTCCATGGTTCAACCGGAAGTATTATGCATCCATCATGAAGCTGAACGATATGGAGGGCTATTTCTATGGCGAGGAATACCAGGGCCTGATGGCAGACCTCTTCAAGCAGATGTTCGGCAAGATATGATGTATTTTTGTTAAGGGAATCTTATTTGTATTTTTGCTTCAAAATTAAAATAAAAACATGCAAAACGAAAATACCATACAGGAACTGATCAGCAGACTCACGGAAATTCGAGACGAGCGAGCCAAGGGAGCCAACACGGCAAGACGCGTGGGCAGCGCCATGCTCGCCCTGCTCAACTACGCCATGCAGGATAATGGAACCTATCTCTCGAAGGAGCATGATGATGCTGCAGATGGCGTCATCACCTTCCTGAAGGGGCTTATATCCGAGGCCAAGGCAGAACTGAAGGAAGGAGCTACGTTCGGCGACTTCGTATCAGGAATCAATGGCGGCAAGGGCGCACAGATAGACACTCTTGGTAATGCTGAGATGGAGAGCATCACCGTACGCTCATACATGAAGGTGATGGAGCTGATCGTGAACCGTCTGACTGCACTGGAGGGAGACCAGCTCTTTACAGAGAGCGATACCATCGAGAGTGTCAGCTACCTGGGAGACAACTGCTACGGACTGAAGCTCCGGTCCAAGTATAAGGGTTATTTCACTGCCCAGCACGTAAACAACGTGCTGAAGGGTATTGTCAACAACGTAGCCACGGCTGCTGTCAGCGACAAGACGGCACTCTATTACACCTCGTGGATGCGTGTGAACAGCGTGAATGCTGTGACCAACTACATAGAGATATCTCTGTATCCGGACAGCGAGGTTCCTGCCGGAAAGAATTTCCCTCCCTGCGAACTCATGAATATCGCAAGATGGGGAAATCAGACGGATGAGAGTCTTCAGCAATGTTTCTATCTGTCGAGTTCTGAAGGCAGGATCGTGAAGCTTACGGGAGTGACCAAGCCTATCCTGGAGAACTGGAACTACGGTATGGTGTTCGGAGATATGCCATCCTTCCTGAAGGAGATGAAGCTGCCACTGATGAAGGACCGGGACTATATGTACGCTGCCGGTATCATCACCCAGGACATTATACAGATAGACTATCAGGGCAAGCCAGTGGTGACCTACGTGGATAGAGGTCAGTTTAGCAAGACTGCCCAGTATTACTGTGCATCGCTGAACGCTGAAACCGGCAAATATGAAACATCAGACGTATGGTACACCGGCTGCAAGTGGAGATGCCAGAAGACGGGAACCCATGCGGAACCGAGATGGAACAATACAGACTGGGCAATGATAGAAGGCAATCCCGCCTTCTCCGTGGATTTCCGGGAAGCGGAAGCCATCTACGACTTCGACAACTTCATCGCCCCGCTCACCATCGTGGCAACCCTGTACGGGCAGGATATTACGGACGACATCCTCGATACGGACGTTGCCTGGACCCGATATACAGAGAACTCGCAGGGAGTGCAGCGCGTGACTTCGGACACCGTCTGGGCTGAGAAGCGGGGAGGTGCAGGCAAGTCTATCGTCCTGACACAGGAAGACCTCTCGCTGGACAGTGATGGTGTTCCGAAGAAAATCAGCTTCACCGCCACAGTCATCCTGAGGGACGGCATGGGCTATGAAGCAGACAGGCAATCCGTATCCTTAGATTATATGAAACCATAAAAAATATCATCATGAAACAGATAAGATTTGATTTCAAGTACCAGCCTTTGCAGGTCAATAAATCGGTGACGCTGGGAGGTGGCGTGCCGAACGAGCAGACCTATGATGCCGACTCGGGAGAGTTCTCGCCGGACTATTCTCTCGTACCGGTCTGCATCAAACCGACAGTCGGCATCATCGACAGAGACCTGATACTGACGAACGGCAGCGTCAATGCCCAGCTTACCGATGTAAGCTGGCGCAGGGTTATAGACGGAGTGGAAGAGAAGACACCCCTGGTGAACACAGCAGGGAAATATGTGATCACTACGAGTGGAGATGAGAACGGCAAGCTGCTCTGGTATGTCAATGCCGCACCGCAGAAGCCCATTCTCCTCAGGTTCAAGGCAACGTATATGGACCCCAGGACCGGACAGATATATAATATTGTAGAAGACGTCTCTATTACGTGCCGTAATGCGACGCATTACATTCCGGTGCTCCAGCTCTCTGGCGGAAGCAGTTACTATAACCCGACCCGTGATGAAGACAAGCAGACCATCACGGCATCTCTCCGTCTCGGAACAGAGGAATGCAGCGCCGGCAAGCGGGCCTTCGTGTGGGAGATAGCCCGCAGCAGCGGATACTTCACGGCGGTGACGGCAGACGACCTGGAGCTGAAGATATCCTCAGACGGGACCACAGCCACCCTGGACCGCTCCCTGATGGGCGAGCAGATTACGATAAGATGCAGGGCGAAATACAGCGCAGCCGGCAATCCATCTGCCGTGCAGCTCACAGATGCCTCTCCTTCCAAGGTGATCACGATAGCAAGAAGAGTTCCTCCTGTAGATGTCGAGATCCTGGACACGATAGATACTCTGCAGCCGGGAACCAGGAACTTCAATCCGAGAGCCTACATATATGATAATGTGGGCGAGATTCCTAATCCTACCAAGGATATCCTACCGATATGGTATTTCGGCACCAACAGTCATACGAAGGCGATAGACTTCGTCCAGCAGGGGCACGGGCTCAACCCTACCATCCCCACAGACCTGATGGATGCCAAGCTTGGAGGTATCCTGCAGATAGATCCGAAAATCCTCAATCCGCTGGCTCTGCTGGCAGACGGCGACGGAAAGGTGATAACAGATGGCGACGGAAAGGCCATCGTGTTCCATTAATTTTCAGAAAAACATCAATTATCAATATAACTATGGAAAGATATGTAAAAGCGAACCGCAAGGTAGCAGAGTTCCTGCACCTTGAGAATGACCGTACACAGTTCAAGGACGGCAATTTCCTGCTCTGGATGCAGGATATCATGGTATTCGGCAGTCTCATCAACTTCAATCAGATTCTCGCCCAGATTGGTGCTGTAGCCATGGACGGGGAATCTGCGAAGCAGGAGCAGGATGGTGAGTGTACTCATCTTCTGCCTGTAGCTACAGACGAGAGATTCGTCATAGAAGAGAAGTCAGCCACGGATGAAACCGAAGGTAAGGAGGAGTCTTCTTCCGGTAATACAGAGGGCAAGGAGGAGCCTGGCGAGCAGGTTCCCGGCGAGCAGGCAAGTGTTCAACCTGAAAACAAGGAGGAATAAGGTATGAGTAGCGCAAGTAAAACCGTCCATATCAAGTTTCTCAGCAAGCTTGGTACCTACACCCCGCTGATCCAGTCGCCAAGCGGAGACCTGTATCAGGAGTACCAGCAGATAGGAAATCAGGTGGTGACATACCCGGATTTCTCCAAGACCAAGCCGGAACTGTACTTCATCTGTACATCTTCGAGAGCGGTCGAAGGTGCGGTTACTCCGATAAGCATGAGATATTACTTCAACGATTCGGAAATCACCTTCGCTTCCAGCGGAGTTTCTGACGGGCTGTTTGCCGGAATGTTTGAAATCATCCGTCCTAGTACGAACCAGCCATACTTCGGTCTCAGAATCGTGAAGAATCTTGCTGAAGCTTCCCGGTTTGCATCTATCGTCATCAAGATGGTAGGTAAGATAACCGCAAGGGGGCAGCAGTCGGATCTGACGGATGACATCCAGGAGACGTACACGATATCCGTAGGTCCTTATACGGGAACAGCCTACAGAGTAACCATCATGGCTGGAGACAGCAAGATGTTCACGCTTCAGAGTCCGACAGACAGTTGTGTACTGAAGGCGAAGACCACGCAGGGCAACGAGACGCTTTCCAGCAGACTGTACTACAAGTGGTACAGAGCCGCCAATACGGCGAGTGGTTGGGAGCAGATTTCAGGGGCTAGCAGTGCTACCATAACCGTGAAGGCTACCGACGTGAACTGTACGAGAGAATTCATGGTAGAGGTATATAACAACAGCAGCATGAGCAAGGACAGCATGCTGGGATTCGATTTCCAGACAGTCATCGATACAAGTGATCCTTACGAGATAGAACCTCATCCATCTCCTTCGGACGGAAGCATCGATGAGGATACTTCGGGCAACGGATCCGTAACCTATACTCCCAAGCTCGTGACCAGAGGTACGAATAACGTAGTAGCCTCCAAGTTCTTCTTTACCCTGAAGTCGCAGTCGGGGGTGGTTCTCAACACGGAAGCAAGCAGAAATAATACCAAGGCGCTCAGTTCCTTCACCGTGACAAGACAGGATTGCATCAACGGCGGATACAGCGATATTGGACTCACCATAGATTCGGAAAAGTAATGGCATCAAAAAATGTAGTAATCAGATTCAACCGCATCGGTGTTGGCATTTCCAACACCGATGTGGAATATGCAGACTCCACGAGCAGTTCTACTGCCCCTACATCCGGCTGGCAGACCAATGCTCCTGCCTGGCAGAATGGTCACTATATCTGGACTCGCACCCATATCTACTATACGAATGGGAACGAGAAGCTGAGTGAACCAGTCTGCCTTCCATCCGGAAAGGGCATCGCCAAGATTGAGGAATGGTATTACCTATCCTCGTCGACAACCTCGCTCGCAGGAGGCTCGTGGGTAAAGGATAAGGCACCTACATGGAAGAACGGATATTACATCTGGACGAAATCCGTCATCACATACACCGATGGTACAAGCACTTCCACGTCCCCGATATGCACGGCGGGAAACAAGGGCGATAAAGGTGATAAGGGTGATAAAGGAGAAAAAGGAGACAAGGGCAACCAGGGCGAAAGAGGAAAGTACATGAACGGACCTCAGGACTGGGAATCGCTCCCGGATGGGACTACCTTCTATCCCCTGGCAAATAATGAGGTTGCTTTCTTCGATACCATCGAATATGAAGGTGAATACTACGAGTGCAACAAGAAGCACGCGAAGAATTCCTCTGTGACACCGCTTGCTGACTATAAGGCATACGGAGGTAAAGGAAACTGGAATCTCGGTATACGGCTCAGCATGGTGGCAGCAAAGATATTACTAGCGCAGTACGTCTTAGTCAAAAATCTGGGTGTTGAGACCATCGACATGAAAGATGCCAATGGCAACATTATCTTTCAGGCAAAAAACGGTGACGTAATTTGCAACAGCGGAACATTCAACAACATAAAAGTTACAGGTGATAGTGAATTTAGCGGAACGATGAAAGCCGTAAGCGGAAGTTTCAAAAGTCTAAATTGCGTGGATAATAACGGCAAAGTCGTGGGTAATATTACCTTTGGTAGCGATGGGCGAATGTGGTTTGATGGCGATATGTACAGCCAGGGCTACAACAGTGAAAAAAAGCGAAGCAACCGATTTTACACAAGTGACGTACTTTGCCGTGGAATGTTTGGGCACAGGGAAAAGATTATGGCCGTCGTTAAAGGTACATATATGTATGTGTATTCAAAAGGAGCGGATCAGACAGGAACGTATGTAAGCCTCAAAACAGGCAAGATCTCAGATAATAAGACTTTCTACTACGTACCGCTGTACAGCCCATCAAATACTGATGATTTGTCGGGTTTGCCAATCGACGTTGTGGTTTTTAACACATCAAGTGATTACTATTATGCTTTTTCGGACATGGGAAATGGTAAGGAATGGCGAGTTATTAACGGAAACAACAACCAGACAGTACATTTTTGTGATGTTGGCGGTTGGCACTCATTATTGGGCGGTGCCTCAGTAAATTGTATGTATGTAAACCCAGCATGGCTAAATCCAGTACCGGGCACATCTAATATTGGAAGAGGTGTATTTTGGACTGGAGAGACGGATTTAAATTGGTAACAAACTTTAATTTTATTGATTATGGAAGTAAAGACATTAAAAACGGTTAATGCCGTATCAACAGTTAACAGCAATCAGACATTCCCGATTGTTGACAGCAACGGAAACATAACCCGCATCACCCTCGATACACTTCGCAAGGTGATTACCAGCGGACTGGATCTCAACGCCATCGAGGATGGTATCTTCATCATGTACCATCGCGCTAGCGATAACTATCCGCTGATGGTGAAACCGCACCAATGGCCATCTCTCGAAAAATCGGGAGAAATTGCAGACGGAGTCGTGATCTTCGAGGGTGGCCGTCACCTGGTTGTGGCTCCAACCCAGGCAGATGCGCTGCCATGGTCGAGTGCTGCCGTACAGGCAGATTCGCCAAATTACGGAAATGATGATAATTATGCAGCAGAGGTTAGCGGAAACAACCGTCTCGCAGCCATGCTCGACTTCAATGGCCGTCAGCATACGGATGCGGCAATCAAGGCATCATCCTCCGCGCACGTCACCAATACGGCATCGTACGCTCCAGGATATTGCAGGGCATACAGTCGTGCGAACAGCAAGGGCAAGGGTCTGACAGCCGGCTACTGGTGGCTGCCATCTGTCGGAGAATTACTGATGATGTATGCCAACAAGCTCAAGATCAACTATGCTCTGTCACTCATCAAGGGTGCGCAGCTCCTCGATAGCAGTTGGTACTGGTCCTCAACCGAGTACAGTTCTGCGTACGCGTGGAATCTGTTCTTCGGCGGCGGCTTCCTCAGCAACTGGCTCGATAAGGTTGGAGACAGGGGTCCCGTTCGCCCGGTTTCAGCATTTTTACGATAGTTAGTTGTTAATAGTTAATCGTCCTCGACCTTAAAGTCGAGGACACCCCAGAAAGGCAAATTAGAATATCAATCAAGAGAGATATGGCAGCAACGAAGTTGGCAAGTAAAACGAGAATATACATCGATACCAAGCAGATGCTTGATATCACGATTGGCGTGGTTAGGGATTTCCCGAAATCGCAGCGTCCGATATTCGGAGACAGGCTATGCAATATGCTTATTGATAGCCTGAATCATATCGCCAAAGCGTATATGCTTGGCGACCTGAATGTCAGAATCGAACATCTTGCACAGCTGCAGACGAACCTTGAAGTCATATCAACCTTGATTGATATTGCAGGTGAACAGAGGTGGATAATGGGTACGAACAGACTGGCAACTCTTCTCCGGTTGCGCGAGAGTGTTGGCAAGCAATGCACAGCATGGAAGGGATCACTCCTTAAAGTACAGGCTACCGAAAGAAGTTCCAGACAGTAGCCCGTAGCTTGAGTGGTTTAAGCCAGGGTCGGTAAGATAAGTCAAGCCGAGAGAGCATCCTTCCTTATTAAATGGGCCGCATCCTATCATGTATAGTTAAGAACAAGAAATTTGCGGCGACAACCGAGAACAGTTCTGCGAACGCGTGGAATCTGAACTTCGGCGACGGCAACCTCAACAACTGGAACGATAAGGTTGGAGACAGGAATCACGTTCGCCCGGTTTCAGCACTAAATAAGGAAGATAAGTTATATGACAAGATAGAAAATGATAGATTTTAACATACTCTTAGATGCATACTTCGACTGCCGCCGTCACAAGCGGAAAACTGTCGGCGCTACGGAATTCGAGATGAACTATATGAGCAACCTCGTTCAGTTGCTCGATGAAATCAATTCACGTCAATATAAGATTGGAAAATCTATCTGCTTTGTTGTCAAATACCCTCGCTACAGAGAAGTGTTTGCCGGTCAGTTTCGTGACCGCATTATCCACCATTACATTGCACTGAGACTCGAACCTCTGTTCGAGTCTCAGTTTTCTGACCGTACATACAACTGCCGAAAAGGCAAGGGCCAGCTGGCAGGTATCAGGCAGCTTCAGCAGGATATCAGGGAAGTGAGCGAGAATTACACGAAGGATGCCTACGTGATGGGAATCGACCTGAAGGGATTCTTTATGAGCATCTCCAAGCCACTTCTTGCCAAGATGGTAGATGATTTCATCGTAGAGAATTATCATGGGGATGACAAGGAAGACCTCCGCTGGTTGTGCAATATGGTGGTCATGCATCATCCAGAGAGGGATTGCGAGAAGAAAAGCGCAGATTATCTCTGGGAGTTCCTACCCAAAGAGAAGTCATTGTTCACGAACGGAGAGGACAGAGGTGTAGCAATCGGTAATCTTTTTGCCCAGCTCTTTGCAAACTTCCTACTATCAAAACTCGACTGGAAGATAAACTACTACTGCAAGCATCATGTGAGATATGTAGATGATATGGTGCTGGTAGCAAGAAGGAAAGAGGCGCTCCTTCGCTTGATGCCGATGATAAGGGAGACGCTTGCATCCTTAGGTCTGCGACTGAATGAGAAGAAATTCTATTTCCAGCATTATTCTAAGGGAGTAAGGTTTGTTGGAGCCATCATTAAGCGGGATAGGATATATTCGGTTAACAATACCGTCAATAACTACAGGAAGTCTGTACGCAAGCTCAATGAAGCTGCAAAGGCTGGAAATATTGAAGCTATCAACAAGGCTATCCAGTCGGTAAATTCATACCTGGGAATCTTCAGTCATTATAACGAATATGGTATGAAGAGGAAAATCATCAAGGAAGAACTGAGCAAGGAATCCTGGCAATACTTCACGGTCAAGGGGCATTTTCAGTCGATTCATCTGAGGAAGAAGTTTAATATCGATATAAAATATAAGAATATGGCAAACGAAATTTTAAATAGAAAAATAGAAGAGAGAAAGGAAGTTCCGAGTGAAAGCGAAATATCCAGGATGCTTGACGAAGGGAAAGAACTAGAGATTTATAAAACTCCAGAAGGGAAAATACACATCGATATCACACCAGCCGAATAGTATTTTTATTATAGGGCAAAACATGTTATCTTTGCCACAAATAATAAAAAGAATAACATCATGCAGAAGAATACAAAAGAATGGATTCAGTACGGATCGGCAGTAGTATCACTACTCCTCGCTATCATACTGGTTTATATTAGTTACTTCACATCGCAATCTCGTGACGTGACAGACAACGTGCTCTGGTATTTTGCCCAGACACTTATGTACGCAGGCTCCATCTTCGGAGTTGGCATCGCCATCGATGCGAAATTCGCCGACTTTAAAGACAAATTTTTAAATCACAATAAAAATGAGACAGATTAAACGTATTTTCGTTCACTGCACAGCAGGTTCGCAGAAGCAGACTATCGATGACCTCAAGGCTGAGTTCTGCCGGAAAGGGTGGAAGAATCCTGGTTATCACTATGTCATCACTACGAATGGCGGTACCCACCAGCTTCTCGCTATCGAGGAGGTAAGCAATGGAGTGCAAGGCTACAACTCCACAGCTATCAATGTGGCTTATATGGGCGGCATCGATGCCAATGGCAAACCTATAGATAACCGCACACCGGAACAGAAGGATGCACTGACCCTCCTGCTGCATAAGCTTAAACAGATGTTCCCTGATGCAAAGATTATGGGACATCGGGATATTTGGGGCACAGATAAGTCAAAATGGAAAAAGATGTGTCCTTGTTTTAACGCCATCGAGGAATATAAAGATATCGCATAACAATGAAAAATCAAAGAACCATTATCATGTTTCTGGCAGCCCTGTTCATCATAACAGCGGCTGCCTTTATCCGATCAGCATACAAGAACGGAGAACTACAAGAAGAGATCGAACGGCAGAAAGGAAACGTGGCAAGCATCAGCTATGATATCCAATACGATAAATTGGGTGACACTCTTCCGGTAGCGCAGAACACAGCCATACAAGCTAAGTATAAAGAACTGCAGCAGCTGCACCTGGCAGATACCAAGCTGATCAAGGAACTCAAGATAAAGCTCAAGGATGCTAAAACCATCCATACCCTATCCACCTCTACGACAGATACGGTAAGAATAGAACCTGTACTCAATACGGTGGATTCCGTATTTTCATACCATGATAAATGGCTATCACTGCATATAGACATCCCTGGCAGGTTATGCCATTACGCCAGCCGTGACAGTCTCACAACTATCGTGAGCAGAACCTACAAGCACAAGTTTCTGTGGTGGCGCTGGGGGACAAAAGGATATAAGGTTCAAATCGTCAACTTCAACCCTCATTCCAGGATTAACTACTCGAGATACATAGATGTAGTTAAATAACAAGGTTAAAGCAAAGATTTAACATAAAAAACTTGCATATTCTGATTTTTATTATTATATTTGCAACAAAGATAATAACAAACTTTAGAATTATGGTAGGTATATTGATATTCTCAGCTATTGCAGCTTTCATCACTCTAGGTGTTGGCCATACTCTTAACAGGATGGGGAAGCATGTTTCTTCTTATCCTCACAAGGGTATGGAAGATGAGCCAAAGCTTACAATAGAGGATATGTATAGCCCAAACAATAACTTGTCTTTATTCTTCAAGGACGGCAATTCATATTCAGTATTGGTATCAAATCATAGTATTGATAAAGAAGAATTTGTGTTTGCTGACAATACAATTAACTTAAGGAATAAAGTTGCAAGAGTTCTCAGAAATTATGCAGCTCTTGAAAAATCCCAAAATAAAGACAGCGTAATACTTTAATATATACACAGCCATCGAATACAGTTGCATTCGATGGCTTTTTTATGGTATTTTTATAGCTTTTCAGCTATTCTTATCTTTGCAGAAAACTATAATAAATATCATTTATGGCAAACAGTACACAAACATTCATAGGCCGGGTTCTGCTTGATGACAAACAAGCAAAACAGACTATCGCATTGCTTGAAAAGCAGCTCGAACAAGTTAAGCAAAAAAAGACTGATGCATTCAAAAAAGGAGATGACACCAAGGCTTTCGATAAAGAGATAAATCGAATAAATGCTTCACTCAAGACATTGCGAACCAACCAAGAGCAGGTGAATAGAACATTCAACAATCTTTCTTCTGCCTCATATAAAGAATTGTCTGTTGTAATGAAAACAGTACAAAAGCAGCTACGCTCAGGAGCTGTCGAGCGTAATTCTGAGGAATGGAAAAAGCTTCAGCAAAAGCTCAAAGAGGTTAAGCGAGAAATGAATGCCATCAATAGCGAGTCAAAAGAAACAACAAGTCTTTGGTCTCGTTTCGTTAACGTGCTCAATACCAACTGGGGAGCTGTATCGCAGATTATCGCTGCATACGCAGGACTCTCTATGACCATCCGAAAATGCGCCCAAGCCTATGCCGATATGGAGGAATCCATGGCAAACGTCCGCAAATATACAGGTCAGACCGATGAAGAGGTTCACCGGATGAACGAAGATTTCAAGCGAATGGACACCCGTACGGCTCGTGAGCAGCTCAATGAACTGGCTGGTTCTGCCGGTCGCCTGGGCATCACCAGTAAGGATATGATTGAAGAGTTTGTTGATGGAGCCGACAAGATTAACGTTGCGCTAGGCGATGACTTGGGAGAAGGAGCGGTTGACAAGATTGGCAAACTTGCTCAGATGTTCGGGGAAGATAAGACCAAAGGACTCCGTGGTGCAATGCTCGCCACTGGTTCTGCCGTCAACGAACTTGCACAGAATTCATCAGCCAATGCCGGATATATAGTCGATTTCACCGCCGATCTTTCCGGTGTAGGCATCCAGGCAGGCATGACTCAAGCACAACTGATGGGTCTCGCTTCTGCACTCGATCAGAATATGCAGGAAGAGGCAACCTCTGCTACTGTGTTCTCTCAGCTTATAACCAAGATGTATCAGGAACCGGCTAAATTCGCAAAGATTGCCGGTGTAGAAGTCACGAAGTTCTCAAACTTGATGAAGACCAATGCAAATGAGGGATTGATGACATTCCTTTCTGCCATGAAGTCTAGAGGTGGGTTTGCTGAAATGGCTCCTATGTTTGAAGAGATGCAGCTGAATGGTACTCGTGCCGTTGGCGTTCTCTCTGCAGTAGCTTCACACCTGGACCAGGTAAGAACTGCCCAGGATCTCGCTACCCAGTCATACGCTTCAGGCACAAGTGTCATCAATGAGTTCAATGTCCAGAACAATACTGTGCAAGCCCAGCTGGATAAGGCAAAGAAACGTTTTGAAGACCTCACTGTAGAACTGGGTGAACAGCTCATCCCAGTAACCAGATATGCCATCTCTACCCTGAGCATAGGCATACATGTGTTATCAACATTGATAACTTTTACGTTCACCCACGTCAAACAGCTCACAATAATAGGTTCCGCCATCGCTGTCTGCACGGCTCTTTGGTATAAGGAAACTATAGCCATCAAGCTAAAAGCAGCAGCTACTACATACGCAGCTGCCATAGACAAAGCATATATAGCTACAACAACCCTTCTGCGTGCTGCCATGGTAGCCCTGCAGGCTACATGGGCGTATTTAACAAAGGGCGTGCAAGGCTATATCGTTGTAATGAGGGCAGCCCGCTTAGCCAGTCTTACTAATCCATGGGCCGCACTCGCCACCGTTCTTACGGTGGTAGGAGTTGCGGTTTATGGAGCTGTTAAAGCCTTTACTTCGTATAATGAAGCTATGCGTAACAGCACACAAGAAGCAAAGAACAACAGGGCGGTTGCGGAAGCACAGGCAAGTCTCGCCAAGAAAGTATCTGATGCAACTCTTGATGAACGCAACAAAGTGGATATGCTTAACAAAGTTATCCATTCCAACGCCTACACCGTAGATGAGCGCAGGCAAGCTATCGCAGCCATGCAGAAACTGGTTCCGGAGTATCATGCTTCTATATCCAAGGAAGGAAAGCTGTATAATGACAACCAGATTGCAATCCAGAACTATATCAAAGAGCTGGAGAACGCGGCGATGGCAGAAGCTATATATGAGCGCAAGGTTGAAATCAACAAAAAGAAACTGGAGCTGAAACTTAAAGAAAGTAAAATACGCCACTCTCTTAAAGCAGTTGATGCCGAACGTAAGTCACATCCTGAACGATATGAAAGCGAAGCTGTAGCAGATGCATTTACCGGTCAGCTCATTGAACAGAATGATGCATTAAAGAGTAATGAGAAGCAGAAGAAGATTCATACACGGAGACTCAAGGAAAACCTGAGCCTGCAACAGCAACTCAATGCAGAAGAGTCCTATTATAACACAGAACTCAGGAAGAATGCAAATCTCCAGAAACTATATAAAAAGAAAGAAAAGAAGAGTCTACAAGGCGAAAGCACAGGAACGAACAGGACAACGGGCTCTACCGGTCATTACACAACAGAGAAGGAGCGTAAAGCAGCCGAAAAGGAGCAAAAGAAGCGTGAAGCTGCTGCACGTAAAGCAGAAATCAAGCGAAAGGCAGACCTCAAAAAAGAGCTGGATGATGCCAAGAAAAGTACCGAGGCTCAGCAGCTGGAAGCCACTACCCTCTACTCTACCGGTCAGATTCGCCTGGCAGAATACAACGACCGCATGGCGAAGATTAAGGAGCAGGGACTTCAGCAGCGCATGGACATCCTTCGCAAATACGGAGAGGCTGAGAGTGAGGAGTACAAGCGTCTGAATGCCCAGAAAGAGAAGATCTCTGCCGATTATGAGCGCAAGCAGACGCAAGACCTTCAGGACCTGGAGTACGACCGGCAAGTGGCAGAACAGGCCATCACTGCCGAATATTACAATAAGGACTCCGACCTCTATCATAACGAGAGTGCTATCAATGAGGCGCTTTTTCAACTCGACCAGACGTTTCTCAAAGAGAAACAGGCACTCTATCTGAAGTCCTCTGACGAGTACTGGCAGATAGCCCGAGAGATTGAGCGCAGTGAGCAGCAGCACCAGTATGACCGCCAAAAGCAATACGATGACACGCTGATGCAGCTCAAGCAGGAGTATCTCACCCTCGGCAATGAACAGCAGATGCAGCTGGAGCTTGCAGGACTGGATGAGGTTCACAAGGCTGGTCTTGTAAGCGAAGAGGAGTATCAGCGCATGAAGATGGGCATCGCTAACAAGTATGCATCCTACAAGCCGGACGCCAAAGATCAGGCAAAAGACGATGCAACCACCGCTCTCGATACCGCCAAGAAGATGACTAGACAGACCGATGACCGTAGCGGTTCGCTCGGATCAGATAATCTCGCCACCATTGCGGGAGGCGCCATTGCTGCCATCCAGCAGCAGAAGATGGTTAATGATAATCTTCAGAAGCTTCGAGAAGAAGATATGATCAGCGAACAGGCATACCAGGATGCCAAGAAACAGATGAATCAAGAGACCTATAAGAATATTGCAGCCATAGCAGGTGCAGCCTTCAGTAGTATCAGCAGTATGATGGGAGCAGCTTCAGCCTACTCTCAGGCATGTTCCGACCTGGAGGTAGCCAAGATTCAGGCGAACTACGACAAGCAGATTTCTGCGGCCGGCAATAATTCTGCCAAGAAGAAGCGACTCGAAGCGAAACGAGACAAGGAGATTTCTGCGGCAAAGACTAAAGCTAACAAGAAAGCGATGAAAATAGAAATTGCTCAGGCAGTCGCTTCTACCGCTATGTCGACTATCAATGCCTACTCTTCAGCTGCAGCAATCCCTACAGTGGGCTACATCATCGCCCCTATAGCCGCCGGACTCGCTACTGCTGCAGGTATGCTTCAGATTGCCACAATAAAAAAACAGCATCAGGCAGAGGCAGCAGGATATTATGAGGGCGGTTTCACTGGTCCCGGTCATTGGAAGAAAGAAGCTGGCGTGGTTCATGCAGGCGAGTTCGTGGCGAATCATAACGCTGTGAATAATCCTCAGCTCCTTCCTGCCCTTCAGCTCATCGATGCAGCACAGCGCAATAATACCGTGGCATCGCTCACAGCCCAAGACGTAAGTCGTGCCATGGGAACTGGCAGCGCTGCCGTTGTTGCACCTGTTGTCAATGTTAATGCAGACAACGAACAGGTAGGTGCATCTCTCGATAACGTGAGTTCAACCATTGAAAGGCTCAATGAACAGCTCAACCTGGGCATCAAATCATACGTGGTCATTACGGGTCCAGATGGTTTCGACCGCAAATGGAGTCAATACAAGAAAATGAAATCAAACAAATAGTCTATGATTACATGTGTTATTAATGGTATGGCAGCCTATCCGGCTGCCAGCCAATCCATCAAGTTAACATACGCCAACCAGTACGTCACGGACGATGGAGAATATTCATACGACATTAACTTTCCGATGTCGATTATGGATAACCGTAGAGTTTTCCACAATGTGAGCCGCTTCGATGTATCTAAGGTTACCCAGAAGTTTGATGACTGCAAACTGTACGTGAGCGGTCGCCTGATTCTATCGGGTGTAGGAACTATCATCAGCGTAACGGAATCAGAGATAAAGCTGCAGATTGTTGGCGGTAAATCCCGCATCAAGTTCAACGACAAACTAACCAAGCACTACATCGATGAGATTCCATTTGGCACAGCAGACAAGCCTGGATATACCGTTGACAAGGGCTTTTCACAGAAGTTCAAGGATAAGATTAGTGAAATCTATAGATTGAATGAAGATAAGTCGGAGTTCCTGGGAGCAGAAGGAAGATGGTGCTTCATGCCAGTAAGAGACGAAACAAACGACCTTATCGCCAATTTCGTTGGAGTAGATAGAACCAAGCAGTTCATCGGCTACAATGCGCCGTTTATCATGAATCTGGCAGTTCAGCCCAACCTGATGTATATCTTCCGAAAAGTGGTAGAATATGAAGGATACTCTCTTAAGCGCAACGACTTCGACTGTAAGCCATGGAACCTTCTGTATATCGCTTCTGCCTACAAGACCCGTGAGCTATGCAAGGCACTTCCCCATTGGTCCAGCTATACCTTCATCGAAGAATTCCGGAAACTCTTCAATGCCACCATCGTTTTTGACGATATTAAGAAGACCTGCTCAGTCATCAACGCTTCAGAGCTGACAACTGCAGATTCCGTAGAGATCGAGACTTTGGATGAATACACTACGGATTACGATGAAGATGGCTCCTTCTCCACGTCATCTACAGCGAACCTGGAATATAATCTTGGAGATTCTGCCAATAGAGACAACTACGAAGTTATCCCGAAAAAGGTTTTCGATAGTTTTGAGATTGTTCATAGCGAAGAGCTAATGGGTTCAGATAGGCAATTTGCTTCTACCACGTTGTTATGGTCTGAAAAAAAGAAACGGCAGACCATTATCGAGAATTACGGTGACTACTACATATATGTGGAAGATGAAGACGGGAATAAAAACTGGAAGCTTGCTGGCATCTGGTCACCATTAATCAGGGACAGTGCGTCTGATGACTATGTCGATCTGAACATTTCTCCTGCTGCGCAAGTTGTAGAAAATATCAATTTCAAATCGGGATTACTGGAAGACAAATACTACGAAAAGCGATGTCTTCTATCAATTCCGAATGATAAAGAACCCGATTCAAAGGAATGTGATATAGATGAAGACGGATATAGCTATACGTCGGTGCAAGATGCACTCGATGATGAGTCCATGCTCGACACCTCAGAAGATGACCAGGAATGCATGAATATATTCTTCATTCTTCCGGGCAGAGTGCAAACGGGCGACGGAACAAATACAAGACTATCTTGGGTTGGGAATAAATCCAGATGGCCGCAGTTTATGACTGATTATCGCATCAACTATGGCTACAGATTCAGCGGCATAGCATCCATTGACGATGCCTACTATTCGTTGGCACTCTGTATGAAGAGCGAAATAGGTACGACTTGCTTGGGAAGCTTACATGATAACGGTCTCAAAATCGACAACAAGAACTGTCTCCAGATTAAGTTCAAAAGCGAAGTCATCCCTGACCCTTCCAACACCTACATCATACATAACAAGAAATATGTATGCGAAAAAATCGAGTTGGAAGTCAAGGATGACCAGATTGAGCCAATCTTCGTTGGCTACTTTTACATGATGTCGTAATCTTCGAGGAGACTAAAGCCCACCTTTAAAGTGTTTAGTCTCCTCGTTTACTTTCATCTGATTCTTGATATAGCGATTAGTCACCGATATATCAGAGTGTCGTGCCTGCTCCTTAGCAACAACTATACCTTGAGCATTGGCCAAGTCTCTAATGCCGGTATCTTTCAGACTGTAGAACTGATACTCCTTAGGAAAGCCTATGGCATCACGCATCTTGCCCCACTCTACTCGCAACTGATTATAAGCCGCTCTCTTTTCACCAGGTTTCAGACTCTTTCCGAAAATGTAGCAATGGCTAGGATGCTCGAAGATCTTCAGTTCTATCATCAGCTTCAGGATTTCATCGTTAAGTGCAACCATTCCGTCCTTGCGGTTCTTACTGATGGCAGAACTGATAAAGACAGTCTGATTCTTGATAGATACATCTCCAATCTTTATCTGGGTCAACTCATTCGGACGGATGAAAGTATAATACTCAAACAGGCAAGCCAGAAGGAAATGCTTGTCATGAGTATAGAGATAATCCTTCATCTTCTTGAGGGCTCCAGGAGTCAATGGGTCCCGGAACTTCTCCGTCTGCGCAATATTGCGAATATCGATGGCAGGATTCTCAGAAATATATTTTCGATCCATCAGCCAGGTTCCGAACGAGACAAACCAGGAACGGTAGTTATTCCTGGTTGTAGCTGATACATCACGATCATACATCAGATGATCCAGGAAGTCTATGGCAAAGGCTCGGTCTATCTGATAGGCATACTTAATGCTCTTACACTCCTCTATGAAGGTCTCAAGCATCTTGAGGCGGCTGAGATAGTCAATAGAGGTTTTTTCCTTCATCGACTTTTTATTAGTCATCGACTTAATATAATCTCTATATCTACTAAAAATTATTGGTATTTCCGTAAATTGGCGCGACTGGTCAGCATTCACCCATGGGTTCCATCCTGCTGTCAATTTCGCAGTAATATTGTGAATAAGAAGACTGCCCATCATACGCTTTTTATGATCAGACTTATACTTGTTGAGCATATACTTCTTGCGCTTCATCACACCGGAAACTGGGTCACGAGCATAAAAGTCAACATACCAGTACCCGCCCTTGGTATGCAACACAGGAAGCGTGAATCCTACTATTTCACGCGAACTCAAAAAATCGATTTCTTTTGCATTCATTTTTTTTCATTGTCCGTTTTACTGGCCAATGATATTAAACATCTGCTAAATCTAAAAAGTCCCGTTTCTAAAACGGAAAATCGGATAAGAATGTTGAAACCAACTTCTTACCCGATCATTGTTGCGGCGGCAGGACTCGAACATGCGACCTCCAGGTTATGAGCCTGGCGAGCTACCAACTGCTCCACACCGCGATATTATCAACTCATTTCTGAATTGCGAGTGCAAAGGTACTACTTTTTTTATTAATCACCAAACATTACTAGCAAAAAGTTATCTTTTTAACGCGTTTTTAACATTTAAAGGCAAAAAAGTGTGATTTGGCAGATAAAAATAGAGAAAAAGTATGATAAAAAGCAGAAACTGGAATAAAAGTGGGAAAAGAGAATGAGTATAGGGAACAAACAAAAATCCGATCCATCCTGTAAGGATAGATCGGACATATCAAAAATCAATTACTTTTTCAAAAGATTCATGACCTTCTCAAAATAGCGCTGTGTTCTCTTCACACTATAATGGTTTCCACCATTCCAAGCACGAATTGCGTGCTCGATGCTATTCAGAGGATTGTGGACAGACTGAATCAGGAGGAACATCTCCTTAGACTTTGCAATACTGAATCTATCAGACAATGTGAAACGCTTCTTGCTCTTGCGTCTCTTCAAAATGTCATTACACTCTGCCACTAAGATAGGAGTAATCTGCATAACACCAACAGAACTTCCACTCTTTGCTTTGGGGTTACCCTCACTCTCTACCTGGATAATCGCTTCCATCACTGGAG